CAATCTTTGCTACTGCTTCTTGAAGTGCTGAAGTTAATAGTGGCACGAGTTTACTTTGGTCGATACCTTGGTAATCCTCAACCTCACGTTCACCCATAACAGCTTCAGTTACTACACGTTCTTCTGTGCGTTCTTCTTGTGCTTCGACTGCTGGGATAGTAATTGTTTCTTTAACCTCTGGTGTTACCTCGTATTCCTCAGTACGCATAGCATCTTTCTCGCCAGAGATTGCTTCTGGCACTACCTCTTGTGCTTCGTGAGCTAGGAAACCATCTACTGTTGTATCTGCATCAGCCTTGAAGTTAAATCTACTAGGTTTAAGGTCTTTCAGTCTGTCGATAGAACCAGTCATTGGCACTACGTTTTCTTTTAAACGGTAGTCTGATGATGTGTTGTAAGATGTTGCTGAACCTGTGGTTGTTATACTACCAACAACAGAGCCACCATCTTTAAAAGCAACACCATAACCATTTGAAGCACTGTTTTGAACTTCAAGATTATAATAACCATTAGTGCTTCCACCAATTATCTTAACAGCAGCTGCTTCATTATTGCCAAGAACGTGTAGTTTAGCAGTAGGTGACGAAGTCCCCACTCCCACGCTCCCCGTACTGTCTATACGCATACGTTCTGTGTTATTAGTACCAAACCTTAAAGAATTAGAACCAGCAGGTGTGAACAACCCTGTGTAACCACTTTCAGAAAGAAGAAAACCTTGTAGCGTGTCTCCAATATCTAAGTCTAATCTTGATACTCCAGCAGAATTAATATTTAGTGTGGTTTGACCTGTATAAGAGTTAGGACTGCTAGTTCCCACTCCTACGTTCTCACTACTATCAATAGTAATAGCCGTACTCGTAGCATTATCATCAATACCTACACCTAGAGTTACATCACCATCTGGTAAAGTAATCGTTGAATCTGTATTCGTATTAGGAGCTTCAATAGTCAGTACACCAGTGCCCGAAGCGTTTCCTTTAATCTTAACTTTACTCATATTTATCTCCTAAACGATTGTCCAAACCGAGTTTGATGGAATTGTGACTGAGCCACTTGACCCAATAGTTACTGGACCTGCACTCATCGCGTTATTTGTTGAAGTAATGCTGTAAGCAGTATCTATAGTATGAGCGTGTTCGTATAAACCACTAGAAGTAGTGTTACCTGCTGCCCAACTAGCAGCACTACCGTTTGTTGTTAAATACTTACCACTATGTCCTGTCTGTGTAGGTAGAGATACTGGAGCATCTTTCCAACTAATGCTACCTGCTGTTGAACCTGCTGTTAGTATTTTGCCGTTATTAGTTGTTAAGGTTGCTGGAACGTGTAGATTACCATCTGTCGTTGGATGGGTATAAGCATCAACATCTTCAGCAAAATCATTTAAGAGTTCTGCTGTCATGCGTAGTTCTACGCTTTCGCCACTAGTATGAGCATTGGATGTAGCTTCACAAGTGAAAGTAGTGCCTGAAATAGCAGTTACTTTAACAACTTCTGAAGTTAGAGATACATAAGTCCAATCACTAGAGCCGAGTGTTGGGAATGGGGTTGCCGAAGCTACTGTAAAACTTGTAGCACCTGCCGATACAGAGGCGGACAGAGTAGTGACCGCATTGTTACTAAACTTAACAGACATAACTGTCCTCCTGAATTAAATTGTAGCTACGATACTGTGATAGTCCAAGTGATAGTCATCGAGTCATCAGCGCCTTTATTTACTACATCGAACTTAGTACGTGCTAACATGTCACCACCTTCTTTCATAGAAGCTGTAGCTGTAGCACCTGAACCTGCACCACCTGTAAATCCAATAGTCGGAGCAGAAGTATATCCTGAGCCACCTGCTGTTACTGCGATTGATGTAACTACACCGCCTGCAACTGTTGCTGTAGCTGTAGCTCCTGAACCACCACCACCTGTGAAAGTTACTGTAGGTGCTGAAGTGTAACCTGAACCACCTGCTGATACTGCAATGTCATCTACTTTAGAACCTACAGTATCAAAGATACCTGCTTCAGTAATAGCTCCTGTGCCGTCACCTGCTGCGTACGTACACTCATAAGTAATAGTATTGCTAGATACTGTGCCACCTGCTGTAGTTAGAGCATTTCTTTCAAGCTCAGTACTTAATCCTGTATTACCCGCTGCAGCCGCTGCTGTACCAGTACCAATTGCCATGTGCGACATAGCTGAGTTAGTACCCTTCATTCTATCCGCTACCCACTCTTTACCTGCTGTTACTACTAAGTTATTTGTTTCTTGTACTACTTCGTTATTTACTGCGATTGTTAGTGCACCTGTTAGTGCGAAATTATCGTTAATCATTTTCTTACTCCTAATTTAATCGTACTCTGTTTAAAGGCCTTTGCCCAAGTAGGCCGCCGTAGAAGTACTCTACTGCTACCTGGTCTGAGACACCTACTATATTTCCTTTATTTCCAAAGTAATCTTTGTCTATTAAGGCTGAATCATCCAACGCAAAAGAGTCACTAATAGTTTTACCTAATTGTACCCCTTGTATGTCAGAAAAAGAGAAAGAATCGGGTAATGCTTTCTCTATGTTTTTATAATCTGTTTCTGCAAAAAACACAGTGTCACTGCTGTTCTTACTGTAGCTGAAGTATTCTGAGTCAATAAACCCGAAATTATCAGTTGCTACTTTATTTACGGCGCTAGCTAATACATCGGCAAAGCTAAAGGCATTACCTTTATTACCGTAAAAGTCTTTGTCGATTAGCGCTGAATCGTCTAAAGTAAAAGCGTCATTAACAACTTTACTGAAGGTGCTGTAAGAAGTATCTGTAAAACTAAATGAATCTTGGGCTGCTTTATTTATAGCTGCTGCTACAACATCACCTATCGTGTAACTATCAGTCAGCACCTTAGTTTGGTCTAGCCCGATAATATCAGTCATAAAGGCTACATTGCCCTTATTACCGTAAAAGTCTTTGTCGATTTGGCTTAGGTCATCTAAAGTAAAAGCGTCATTAACAACTTTACTGAAGGTGCTGTTGCTGTAGTCACTAAACCCTAGAGTTTCAACGAAACTCTTCTTGGATAGCACAGTAGCTTTGTCTTCTACTATTACACGAGTATCTGGTGTGCTACTTGCATCTAAAGAATTACTATTTAGTAGGTTTGAACCTAAAGGTAAATTACCTGGGAATCTACGCTTGTAATCTACTGCTCTGGCAAATATGTCAGCTACACCTAGCACGTTACCTTTATTACCGTAGAAGTCTTTGTCGATTAACGCCGAGTCATCAAGCGTGAACGCATCCACTACATACTTGGCTAATGACTTTGAATATATATCAGTAAACGCAAAAGAGTCTGTTTTGTTTGGTTGCGCGTGTAGTGTTGATTCATCACTCAAGTTATACGAGTCTGATGTTGGCTTCGTCACATCTTTAGATTGAATTTCAGACAACCCGATTGTTTCGGTAGTGTTCTTATATACGTTAAAGAATGAATCGTCACTTAGCGTAGTTATATCAGTAAAACTCCTCACCCACGTCATAACCAGTTCAACAACATCACCTATCGTGTAACTATCAGTTAGGTTCTTTTCGTAAGTTAAACCTAGAATATCTGTGAAGGCGAAAATGTTACCCTTGTTACCGTAGAAGTCTTTATCTATTTGGCTTAGGTCATCTAGTGTAAACGCATCGTTAAATTTACGGTGGTAGGCAATTTGGTTTATGAAGGTTTCCGTAAAACTTACACTATCTGTTGTGAACCCCTTACCTACATGTTTCTGCTCGGAATCACTAAAGGTGTAACTATCTGATACGTTCTTTTCGAGTAGCGTGAAGTGCACTTCAGACAGTAAATACTCATCTCGTAGTATCCTATTCTTGGAATCAGGATCAGTCCAAATGCCAGTAGCGGTACCAAGTTGGTAAGTAGTTTGCGCAGTAACTCGTGCTGCAGTTGTTGAAGCCTGTAGATTAGTTAGGGATATTGAGGCTCTCAATGCCATGGCTAGAAGTCCGCTCTTACCTTAAACTTCAATTTGTCGAAGATGGTCTGTATAGCACCTGAAGAGCTTTCTAGTTCAATCTCCCCTTCGTAAGTTCCAGCTTCAACATCTAACGTCGTAGCGTTCCATTGCATGAAGCATTTACCATCCGTGTAAGGGGCGGATTTACCACATGTCATGGTATCTAATATGGTGTCGCCTCCCAAAGAGCGGAACTTAACCCGTACCGTCTGAGCAGTTAGGTCGATTGGGGCCCACGTTGTAGCGTCGTCTTCATCCAGGACTTTACCTGCTGCTGCTGTATTAGAATCACGCAGCGTGAAGTTTAATTCTGGTTTATCGTCTCCAGAGACGAGGTTGATCGTGTCGTAGTATGCCATTCGGGCCTCCAATATTTAACCGACTAGTCGGGTTGTTCTCAGCATTTGGTATGCAATTTGTATGTGCTAACGTGTTAACAGATACTTTTGTTTAGTATAACACCTTTTTTACTAAGGAAACTCCTAAAAACTAACAGGTCGTACTCTCATGTTAACTCGACGTGTGTCTCTGCCTTTCGCAGCGCAAACAGCCGCGTCGAAGTCTCGTTGCCTCAACTCAGATAACAGAGGGTCACTCCACTCTTTACTAGGTATCCCCGATATATGTGCAATAGCACCAGCCGCAATCGAGCGCCCATGAGTTTCAAAAATAAAATCTTCTACCCCAGTAGCTGAAAGGCTAGGCTTAATAACCGCTACTCCTGTAAATGTATGTTTAGTCGCTGGTGTAGGGTAAAAACGAATACTAGTGTCCTCTAGTAAACTGTACCTAACAGGGGTTCCTGTAGGTAGAGTACCGTTAGCGTTAGTAGTAGGAGCATAATACCGCTCCGCTACAGGCGTAATTGTCGCACCGTCTAGCTTAAGATAAATAATATTCTCCAAGATAGCGCGATTAGGCACGTCAACCTCGTAATCCGCTGTGTTCTTACTGGTATAACTAGGCTCTATGTTAAAGCGCCATACCTCACTTTTAGCGCAAAACTCAGCCGCTGCTTCCTGGATATGGGCCTTAATAACAACCTCAGGACAACCTGGGACATAAGGCTGTACGTATGGGTAGAATTTATCCCACTTAGTAGCCATTACTGAACCTCTTGCGGTTGAGAGCTTGTATCACTCTGCGTTTTAGCGCCTATACCTGCTAAGAACGCCTGGTTGTGGGCGGTTGCCCTGGCAGCGTTTGCAGCATATTCAGCATCTTTAGAGTAAGAACGATAAAGAACCCAGTCAATAATAGAGCTTAGGTACGTATCGTCTAAATTAATTTTAGTAGTATCACTACCGGCCGGGTCTAGTTGCGCCTCAGTAAGGGCGTGTGCCCCTGGCGCATCTGCGTACACAATTTCTACTTTTGCAGCAGTCGTCGCTGGGGGGTATACAAAGAAGTCTTTAGGTTGACGAGGGTCAAACGTGTAGTTCTGGATGTTAACTGTACCAGTCTCACCATGCCACGCGGGACGTTGGTCATCTAAAACACTTCTACTAATAAGCCTAACTACCTTCTTGTCGGAAGTTGTAGCTAGGTTTCGCACCACATCTAGTAGACGTAGAGCGCTGGAAAAGCCTGTGGTTAGGGTTTGACGCGTTCCAACGGCACATGTAAGGGTGCCTGTTTTAGAATTCGCATCAGGACGTAAAAGAACAATTTGCAGATAGGATTCGTTAATCCAGTTCTGCAGTTCCACGCGAGGCCAACGGATATTACTATCTTGTAGAATATCCTCGACGCGTTTAATAACGTCAATAACTTTGATTGTTGCCATAGGTTACTCCGTAATTAGGTAAAGAAGGGAGTCGCCCCCCTTCTCATTAAGTTAGGGTATTAACCGCCAACTAATGTTGTTACTAAAGCCTCAGGCTTAACAACCTTATTACCGAACACAGATAGACCACGAACGATGTCGCCGAAGTCAGTCTGGTTACGTAAAGGCTCTGTCTTAGAGATTTGCGAAGCAAAAGCACAAGATGCTTTAGTACCTGCAACCATCATACGACGGGTCTTAGCGTTAGTCAGCGTAGCACCTGTAGAAGTAGCTGATAAACCAGCAACAATCTTCTTACCTGCAGCACCCTTAGGTAACAAGTTAGAAACATATACAGTGAAACGGTCTAGCATGCCGATCTTACCTGTACGGATAACGCTTGATTGGTCACCTGTGAAGTAAGCTTGAGCAATGTTAGATTGCATTAACAACTGACGCTCGTATGGAGAAATAATCAACCAACGACCTTCTTCAGGGATGTTCTGCTCGTCCATAGACGAAGACATACGTAAGATAGCGTTTAAAACGTCACCTGGTTTAGTCTGGTCAATAGGAGCTAAGTCAGTACCTAAGTTGTAAGATGATGAAATCGCACCAGCGGTTGCGCCCTTGTTCTTAGCGGCAGCACCTTCAGTTGAGAACCAGTCGAAGAAACAATCGTTTTCGATTGCGATCTTCAATTGCTTAGCAGCATCGTCAGTGAATTGGTTCATTAAGTCCATATCAGATTGGTGCGCTAATACGTCGTTTACTTGAACACTAAAGTACTTACCTTTGTTGATCTGCATATCTTGGAAGACAGGTGCAGGAACTTGGCTTGTAAGTGTTGTACCAGCGCCAGCATAATCATTAATTGTGATTGATGGTGCAGTACGGATGCGAATAGTGTCGCCTTGATTCTTGATTTCGCCTTCCCAGTCGGTATTGGCGATCTCAGTCATCATTGTGTTTGCATAAAATTTAGCATTCAGTTTGTTTGACCACAATTGTGGGATAAAACCACCTGAATACGATGGGTTGGTGTCGAATGCACCAGAACTAACTACGGGAAATACAGCAGCCATTTTTATTACTCCTTAAAAAATAAAACAGTTTTGTCGGCTAACAGCTGCTTACACCTGTGACTAGTTTCGAACTCGTCCTTCCATGTATGCGGCTGTTAGCTCAGCTTCAAGTTTTGCCGCGTCGTCATACTTACCTCTGGTGTTCAAAGTGCGAATCTTGTTCCAGGCTGAATCTACCTCACGAGTAGAATAAACCTTGGAATCCCGACCCACGCTCTTAGTAGCTGTTGAGTTCGCAGAACGATTTGGCGTTACCTGCTTTTCAAGTTCAGCTTGGCGAACGCTCTTACCTTGTTCCTTCGGGGCAACACTTTCACGGAATAAACTCACATAATGAGCAACCGCTTCAGCATCACCGCTATTGAACGCAGCTTGAGCTTGATCTCTACGTGGCCCCCTAGTCATAGGGTCATATTCATTTAGCCATGCAACCCAACGATCGTCGTTGTCGAGTCGGTCAAAATCAGGCACTAAGTTACTTAGCTTCTGAGTAAAACCCATCTCTCCAACTTGGTCTCCAGTATTTGTAACCTGCTTGCGCAAATCATCAATTACCTTCGCCTGCTGCTCAAAACGCTTCTCGTATTGTTGAGAAACTTCTTTTGCAACTCGACGTTGAAAGTCGATCAAATCATCACCGTACTCTTCTCGATCAGCATCGGTTATATAACTAATATCTTCTACAGGTTTCTCAGACTCTGCTTTCTTCGCAGCTTCCATATCCTTGCGGATACTACTTAGCTGGTCAGTTAAGTCCCTAACCTGCTGGTGCAGTCTAGGTACCTCAGCGTCATACTTACCCCTTAAGGTGCTGTACTTCTGCTTAAAGTCGTCCGTTACATCTTTAGAATCATCAGCCGGCGTTGCTTCTTCTAGTGCCGCTTCTTCCGTAGGTTGTTCATCGGGTACTTGTTCTTCGGTATCCTCAGCTACTATTTCTAATTCAGCTTCAGCTTTCGCATCCTTCCCTTTTTTGGGTTTTTTAGCTTTCTTTTTCTTAGTTTCGCCTTGGGCGTTCAGTTCTTTCTCTAACTCTTCAACTTCCGCAAGCTGTGCCTGCACTTGTTTTGGCAATGCCATTTTTATTTCTCCTTAAAGCACCAACTCTGTTTTGCAGCGTCCTACTGGTATGCTGTTCCCGTTATGGTGTGCTTAACAATTGCGTTATCTCTAACGCCCCTTTTCTACCTTCTGCGATTCCTCAATCGCTTTTAGTAAGTCTTCAAAAGCTTCTGCTCGTCCTTGCAAACGGTGGATTAACGCCGTTTCGTTCGCATACACTAGCTTCTGCTTTGCTCCTTCAAGTTCACCCTGAAGGATTGTTATTACCTTATTTACCCCTGGTTCTCTCAACCTGTTTAGGGCTGCGACCTCCTGGGCCTCTAAGCTATTAACATTTATCATTATTTTATATAATACCTAATAATGTGTTAACGTGTAAACAAATTTAAATTAACTACCATTTGGCTTCGGACTCATATAGTTATCTTGTCTTCCGCCCATTTCGGTGCCATCTTCTTGCAGGTTCGCGCCCTGCTCAGCAGCCATCTGCTGCATCATCATTTGTTGTTGCTGCGCCATTTGCTGTTTTTTCTCCACGTCCTCACGCGACGGCACAAGCCTGTCAATATTGGTATTGAGATTTCCAGCGAGGTCGCGCATAAGCTCAGCCGTGCCTGGTAGGCCAACAATCTGCTGTGCCACAGGGCTTTCCAATACCAAACGTAAGAAGTCAGTTTTACGAACAGCTTCAGCTTCCTTGACGACAAGCGACATCGCGCCGCGAGCAATAATTTGTACATCACCTATTAAGTCCGGATCGTTGCTATAACGCAGGTTTCTCTGGTACTGTCGCTCAAGCATAGGCGTTAACACATCGTGGTCGATGTTACCTATTACCTGTTTAATACTCTTACCGGCGTTAGAAATTAACATAGACAGACCGGACGACGTACGACCTGCACCTGGGACATGCTGTCCCGTCATATACTTCGGAATACCTGACACCTCGTCAGCAACAGCCATGAACCTATCAAACACAGCCATAAGCTCTTGTGCGTTTGAATTCGGCTGGAAAAAGTTCATCGGCGGCGAAGCATCACCGTAGTCCGACTGCTGGAACTGCCATATCTTCCAAGGATACATCTGAGTAATGTCTTCCCCAGCTGGTAAGCGACTTACGTTCACTCCTACCTGCGGGCCGGAACTAATACCCATGTTGTTAGCCAAGGCACGAGCGGCAGCGTTACACATATTCTGTGCATCCATACACAGGTCAGCTACACCGTTACCGTCAACGCGTCCTGGTACTTTCTCGAATGACGTTACGTAGTAAGGCTTACGACCTAGCTGGTCGTAGTTCAACACAGCTTTAATTACTGTGTTATTCACCATCCATACTTCACACGGGTACGACAGCTGAGGGTCTTCTATCTCAGCCTCCTCCATACCCCATTCTATTAATAGGTGCCCTGGGATCGAGTCCCACAGCTGAATCGCTGCAGTTAAATCTCCAGCAGCATCATCAAAATCTTTACCTTCAAGCTCTTCAAACTCAGAGTCATCACGGTCAAGCCAGTCAAACCCGCCCACACCGAAATCCGACAACAACGCTCGCACTGCGTCTTCGTCGTAGCCTTCGACGCCTATCATCGCTTCGACGTCTTCTCTTGTGAGATGATGTATCTCAATTATAGGCATGCTCTGTACGTCATCGCCCCACGGTGCCCAGTAGAACTTATATGGGTCAACTCTTTCCCACTCATCACGTACAACTTCTGTAGGTACAAGACCACCCTGCGCCCACTCTAGTGTTTTACGTTTACGGGGAACTGGCCCCTTAAGGACAGCAAATGGGTAAGTCGCTATGTCGTTAGTAAACTCGAACAACGCTTTAACGAAGCCACCTTCTAGGAGCTGGTCTTCCATTTTCTTCTCCATGCGGTCAACACGCTTCTCAGCTTCGTGTTTCATCTCGCGCATGGCTGTATCTTTCATACCGGCTGCAAGCTGCTTCAGCTGCATCGGTTCTATCGCACCGCCGCCCTGAGCGTAGTACTGCTGCAGGTTCACCTGCATTATGCCCTGGAGACGAGTAATAATATCTGGTGGAACATCTGGAATAGGAGTTGCTGAGATAGACCAAGGTTTGTCATCCCCGGTACCAAGTAGAGTATCTCTTAACCACGCAGTGGCCGTACGACATTTCGTACTAACGATACCCATGAATATCTCTGACCCGCCTTGAGATTTAATCTCAGCCATCTTATCCGGGGCGTACTCCATACTACGAGCACGTGCCGCTTCCGTCAGGCGACTTTCAATCTCCTGCTTCTTGTGGTCGCGCATGACTTCCCATCGTTTGCGGACGTGGGAAGACAACCCCTGTAAAAGTGGATCGTTCTGTTTCTCCTCGTTAGCACGTTTCGCCATCTCTTCTAGATCGGATGCTCGCGCTACAGGAATAAGTGCTGGGCCTAAGTTCATAACTTCATCTCACGGTGTAGTCCGACTGAGGCAAGTATCTGCATACGCGTTAACACGTTACGTCCAGCCTCTAGCCGAAACTTTCTTAATTTCTCTGCGGGTGCTGCTTAGTGTCGAACTACCAAATACCTCGCCTCCATCTGCATGTAAACACATGTACTGGAACGCATCCGCAATATCTGACCAGGGGTGTGACTTCTCTGGTTTCTCGTCCTTAACCCCTTTAGTGTTTATCTTGTATCGGTATTTACCAGCAAGAGCTTGCACTAGTGGGTTCGCGGAATCAGGGTCTACTATTAGCCCATATTTACCATCAACTACTCTAGTCAGAAATTTCTCCACTGCCGCTATTCTAGCAGCAATCGAGTTCGTCCGAGCAGGTTTTATCGTAAAACCTTCAGCTTTATATATGTCCGCAACAGTACGCTCATCTGTCTGTACTCTCTGGAACGCAGCTGGGTCAATTATAACAAGCGATTTACGCCCCGGGAACTTATTTGACAATAAAGGCTTCAATCTCTCCCTGACGAACCTCAGAGCCCCCATACCATCGGATATTATCGCATCGTAGATTATTAACCTACCATCGTGTGCTAACTGTCCTATAACGGCTGCTGGAGTTAATCCCGCATCGATGCCTATCAGTAACGGGGCATCCATGAACATCGGTGTTATCTCGTGCTTCGCTACGTGGTTCGGTCTGTCAAACGCACGGAATACTGGTTGTCCACTTAACGACTTACCAAATTGAGCATGGATATATACATCTATCCAGTCCTCCGTTTTCCCTTGTGCCAGGTTGTCGTAGTAGTCATCAGGTAGGAACTGTGTCCAGTCTGCTTCGGGGGCTAACCCGGAAGGCTGTATCGTTACATGCACGTTGTCAGGCGGCTCGGACAGCAGGTCTTCCCAAAAGGTATCCTGGTCTGGTGGGTTAGTCATCCCCCACAGGTGCGCGTTCGACTTCCCATCGTCAGTCTGACACCCCACAGTGTTCATCATTTTATCTGGATAACGCCCTAGACGACCCTGCGCCGCGTTAAAAATGTCGGGGTGAATCTCACGAAACTCATCAAATATGAAAAAGCTCGCCTGCAGCGAGAGTAGACGCCTTACGTCGTTAGCATCATCTAGTCCACGGAATAGTACCTCACACTCGATGTCTCCAACTTTTATAACGAATTTGTATTCTGTCTTGAGGAAGCTACCCATCACGCCATCAGGTATCCACTTCATAAAGTCTGGTATAGATGTATCACGTAACTGCTCTCGCGTATTACGCACCCAGATCGCACGTGAACGTCTTACCCCGTCTTTACATGGAGCCATCATCGCTGCGAAGTGCAGTATTTTCATAATACCGGCGGTAGTCTTTGTCGAACCAACTGGGCCAACTGCTAAGGAGATAAACTTTTCTGAGTAGAAAAAGTCGTCTAGGGATTCAATTACTTCAAAATTTATCTCGTGTGCTGGTGCCGCTACTGCTGTACTCATTTCTTTTTAAGGGTAGCTCTGTTCGTTTTCGAATTGTATTTGTAATCTGAAGGCTTGTGCTTTCCTTTAGAGTATTTAGCCGCTCTAGCTTTAGCACGCCCTCCAGCACCTAATGATTGTTTCTTTTTACCCGACTTAGTTAGCTTACATTTCCCATCAACATCGCCTCGTTTCTTAAGAATACCGCAGGCCATGCTCTTAGAATTCTTGTTTCCCCCTGAGGCCAACTGACGGGCTAACCGTTTCTGTAGTGATCTAGTTTCAGCCATTATACGGTTGCCCCCTCTATCACAAGGTTTTCCTCGTTGTCCTTAGCCCTGGTTATGTTGATAACGACTTGTGGGCCACCTTCACCAACTACGGCTTTACCGTCTGGTTCTAGTTTACCCATCTTGTTCAGCATCTTTTGAAACTCCAGGCGAGTAGCCGGGTTTACTGTCGGGTTCTGCATGTGACGGAAAAGGTTATCCAAGTTAACAGCTCCCATGAGACGCGCCAAGGTTTCCATCTTGGCTGGGTCGTCCTCAATCATCTGCAATTGACCGCGAGACAATATCGAGGTGTGGGTGAAATCTGGGTCTGTAAGTTTATCTACCTGGTTGCTCATACTCTCCTGTGTACATGTAAACACGTTTTACTAATTATAAGGGTATTTTAACCTGGAAGCGAGCTTTTTTGGGGCTGGGATTTTTTGGGACGTTTTATGTGAGGGGGTGGGTGTACTTATTGTAGTTCAAAATGAATGTTATCTAAAAAATAGGGGGTTTGATGTACGTGGTACCTAAGGCTGGGTACCCAGCCCCCTCCCCTTCGGCCAGTGCCCCCCATTCGGACATTAGGCCTATATTGAGGGGGTTGAATGGTCAACCCTATAACAAAAAAGTACACCAGTGTACTATTTAATGAGGTTAAAAAATGACAAATAAAAACACAAAAATATTTATCGATATGCACCGCGAAGCGGTAAACGTAAAAAATGGCTTGGCTAAGTATGACAAACGCACCGACGGTATAGGGGAAACACTTGCGAAGATATACCGCTCAGGCACACAGAACGCCGAATACCTTACATGGCTAACCGATAGCGTGAAAAATGGCACAATCCAAGGGCAGAGCGTTAAAGCCATTCAAAACAACGCGAACAAAGCATCAACCCAGAAAATGATGCTTAGCTGTGGCGATAAAGAAAAGCCAACGCAAAGAGTGCGACTTATGAAAGCCAATAAGCCTTTACTGGCTAAGGGCTTGTGCAGTCAACAACAGATAGACACGCAACAGTATATGTTTATCACAGAAAAAATCGACGTAGTGGTTAAAACCTTTGAGAGCGATTTTCAAAAGATGGTAAACGCGTGGAAGGTATCCGCCGACGATATCCAGAAAATCATCAAGAGCACGAAGTTTGCATAATCTAACAAAAAAGCGATTAGCCCCTAACGGGGTTTTTCGCGTGTCTGATTAAATATAAAAGTACACCGTGTACTTTTATGAGGCACGA